GCACTGCCCGTCGTGCGTGACACCTACGACCTGCGTCCCTAACGGTGCGGGTGGGTGCTCGGATGCGCTGGCGGTCTGCAACGATGCAGGTCTGGCGGTGGCACCGTGAACGCTCTCACTCTCCCGATGGTTTCCTCAGTGGAAAGAGTGCGGTTGACCTCTTCGGAGAGCGTCCGATCAGGTTCCGAAGATCACAAAGAAGATGCTCATGTTGTTGGCGCTGGGATCTGACGACAGGCTAAAGTTGCACTGGGTGGTGCTAGTTGGGTTCGCGCACGTAGTCGTGACACCGAAAGCACTAGAGTTACAGAAGCCAGACCAGTGATTGGTGCTGGTGAGTCCGGTCCTTAGCGTAACGAACATGTTTCCGCCGCCTGGCGTGGTCACTAGGCTAACGTTGAAGCTGTCGAGGACTGTTACCACGCCTCCAGTCACGGATATAAACCCCCACGCCTTGACGATATTATTCGCGTAAAGTGCTCCATCAGTGATTGGGGCTGCGGTATTCGCTAGCGCCGCATTGCACGTGATCGGGCCGCTTAGCGCCTGGATCGCCGCCAGACCCACTGTTCCCGCAGTGAACGCTGCACCAACCCCACCCGTACCCCCGAGCGCGCTGATTCCAGCACCCGACCCGTTGCCTTGGAACGTGCCGCCCGCGCCCCCTCCGGCGCCTGTAGCCGTCATCCCGGCATAAGAGCCCGTCGCCTGGAACACTGCCCCCGGCCCTCCGCTGGAGCCGCCCGTCCCGAAGAGCCCCGGGGCATCGGCCCCCGCCCCACCCGTGAAGTTGCCGCCAGGCCCGGTCCCCGTTCCGAGCCCAGACACCCCGACCGAGTTACCCGTCCCACCGAAGCCCTGCAGCCCTGGGCCGTTCGCCCCGCCGACGCCGATCGCGCCAAACGCGCCAGAGCCGCCACCGGCGAAATAGCCGCCGGCACCGTCGACGTTATTCGTGCCTCCTCCGCCGCCTGACGAGCCACCCAGCCCGAAGACGCCGACACCCGTCCCCGCTCCTGACGCGTCGATGCCGTCTCCATTGCCAGCGCCCATCGCAGAGATGGCCGACGTGCCGTTCCCAGTGAATACCCCCGCGTACTGCCCAGAGCCGCCCTGTGCGGTGAGCCCAGGACCGTTGATGCCGCCAAGGAAGGCACCGCCGGCGCCGCCATCGTTGCCCTGGGCGGTGAGCCCATCAGCGTTGCCGCCCTGCCCAGCGAAGAACGCACCGCCAACACCCGTACCACGGCTATCTCCAGATGCAGTGATTCCAGCACCCGTACCGCTCCCCTGAGCAGTGACGCCGACGCCGGCAGATCCTCCACCAGTGGCGATCAGTCCACCTCCGCCCACCCCGACACCGCCACCGAAGAGCTCGGCCCCGTAGCCGGTTCCGTACCCCTGGCCGTAGAACGCGTTGCCGTTGTCGACGCCGCCGACTGCGGCCACGCCACACGCGCGCTGGGTTCCGAATGCGAGCGCAGTACCCCCAGGACCGACGAAGCTGGCGCCCCATGAGTTGCCAGCACTGTCAGTGCCGCCCACCGCATTGCCCGTGGCCATCGTGCCCGTGCCGCCCGAGCATCCGGTGAACGTATTTGCGGTGATACCCGTATAGGTCACCTGTTGTGGTCCGGCCGACGTGAGCACAAACACGGCGGTGTTACCACTGCCCGAGCTCGCGAAACCATTCGTGCTCTGCACATGGATCGTCCCGGTAGGAAGGGACGCACCGTTCGACGCTGACGCAATCGTAGTGCTCGCGGGCGACTGCGAGGTGAACTCAGCGAGATACAGAAGGTCAGTCGATACCTGAGCGAGCAGGTAATTCATCACATCGGCAGGCGGCTTCGTATTTGGAGTGAAGTACGACGCCGCAGGAGCCACCCCAGTGCTCGAGCCGGACCATTCGAACGGAGTGCCTGGCGAGCCTGGATACGTCTGCGCAGGATACGAAAACGATCCTGGTTGAGAGTTGACTGCGCCCCATCCGAAGGTGATCTTGTTCATCTTGTCTCCAAAAGGTACCTATAGGGCGAAGCCAGCGACCATGACGCCGCCGATCGACGTGTCAGAACTCCACCCCCATCCCGCCTCACCTACCGTGGTGTCACCGCTCCACGTAAACTCGAAATCGTTCCCCTCCGCCCACGTGCTGAAAGCGAGCAACCCGTATACGCCGTTCGGCACCGCAAGCGAGAGCTGCCTCGCGATCAGGATCGCAGACAGTGTCACGTCGAACAGGCAAAACATGAAGTCGGCGTTGTCGCCGAGCACGTACTGTATGGTTTCGCAGAACGGCGTGAGTATTTTCCCGAAGTCAGAGAAGTCGATGATGCGTCCCGTCGACTTGTTCACGGCGATCTGCAGGTAGATCAGCGTTTGGTAGTGAAAGTCGGACTGCGGGTTGGGGCCGCCAGCTCCGGATCGCTTGATCCCCACGAGTGCACCGATATCGTCGAGCACGCTGTTCGTCTCAGGCGGGTCGTACAAGATCGCCGTCGACAGCACGCGTGCCTCAAGGATCTCGAAGAAGGAAGCCTCGAGCGCCTGCAGCGGCTGCATGTATGCCGCCAACAGAGCGCGGATAGTAGGCTGCTGGAACTGACCCGTCAGACGCGCGAGCGCCTGCTGGACCACGAACCCATTGAAAAGCGGGCTGGCCATGGGCTACGGCCCATTGCTTTGAAGGATCAGGATGTTGCTCGCGACGGTCGCCGGCGCGATCGTCGCAATCTGGGTCGCACCCACGAGGAGCGGCAGGATGTTGGTGGGCGACGGAGTGAACGCGAACGCCAAGAGCTGCATGTCGAACACGCCAGGGACAGACATGATAACGGCCGAGATCTGCGAATACACGACCGGTGTGCCTGGCGCGAGCTGCCCGACAGGCGGGTCTTCACCCGCTGGCGTAGGCGCGACCGCGGCTGCCACGAGAGCCCCCTGGATGGAGGAGACAAGGTCCACCCAGATCACGCCAGATCTAGGCACCACGATGGCCGTCACATAGAGCGGCATGCCCGTAGGCACTGAGTAGCTAATGAGCTGCTCGCCTAGGTACGGGTCGTCGACCCCGACCGTGGTCTCTCCGAAGGACGTGATCCCGTTGGGTGTGTTTTCATAAATTGTGTTGGCGATGAGTGTCTGGCCAGCGGCCAACGGCCACGTGGCTCCGCCTGCCCAGATGATCGGGGCGAACGAGTGTGGCGGCAGCGTGACCTCGTCCACGACGAGCGGCGCGTTCGTCGTGTTCTCAAGCACGAAGACCACCAGGTTGATGGGTGGCACCTGGTTCGCGCCAAGCTCGATCAGTGCTGCGGCCGTCGCTGATGCAGTGCAGCCGCCGTCTGCAGGCACTTCCTGCTCTTGACGTAGCGCGTACGCGCTGTCCGTTTCCTCGTCCTGTCCTACTTGAGTCTGAGACGAGTTTGGGGACGACCCGATCGACGGGTTGTTGACCGATAACCAGCCCGTCACAGGGGTCGTAATCTCGGTGAGCGTTCCGTCGTTCACCGTGGGGGTCGCGCCGATCGTGACCGACGAGAACAGAGCGATCGTGCCTGGTGTGACCGTCGTGGCCGCCTCTGATGTGCCATTGTACGGGACGGTGAGGATCGCCGACGCGGCGGCAATGATCGTCGACGACAGCTCGTACGCTACGGTATTCTGGCTCGTGAAGATGAGAAGTGTCCCCGCGTCCAACGTCTGCAGGACGCTAAAATTGATGACCGCACTGCCAGCGGTGACCTCGACGTTGCCCGCGAGCAGTACTACCGTCAGTGCCGTAGTGTTCGCGAACTGCTGGCTTGTGCTGGTCTCGACGTTCGCCACCAGCGTCCCACTCGTGAGAGCTCCGCTCGTGGGGTCCCACGTGCTGGCAGCATAGACGCCTGGCAGGAGAGCTAGGGTCGCGACGACTTCGGAGAAGGTCGAGCCCTCTCGCGGCGTGCCAGTGATGTCTCCAAGATTGTCTAGCCCCGCACCCTCGACGTCCTGTCGGTTGTAGGCGTTGTAGATGATCTGACCGAGTTCCCAGAGCGATGCCGCGTACGCCGCGTAGATTCCTGCGATCTGCCCGTCTGGTGTGGCGGGAGAAAGATCCAGGCCAGGATCGACCGTCGAAAGGATCTGCGCCTGGATACCAGCGAGGATAGTCGCGAGCGGTGGGACCGCGTAGCCCGCGGGAGACACGCCATAAACCGGCATCTCAGCTGCCCCCAGTAACGCTGGGAGGGTTGGTCGAACTGCCCGTGATCGTGGCCCCAGACTGGAAGGTCACAGCATACTCGTAACTGAACGCTCGCACCGCCTGGTTGAACACTGCAGTCACGTTGATGATCGATACAACGCCACTGACGCTTAGCAGGAAGGCCTGTATCGCGTTGATCAACTGGTTAGCGTTCAGGATCTTCTGGCCCATGTAGAGTAGCCAGTTGAATCCCGCTGAGGTGTCGAGAAACCAGCTCCCTTGCCAAAGGGCGAAGCCGTCTGAAATCTGCTGGACGCACACCGACGCTGGGTCAGTGACGATCACTCTAGGGACCACCAGATCTCCGCTAGAAGTACGCTGCGTCGTCGTGATGCCCATGGCTGCAAAGGTAGCCGGCTACTTCGCCTTCGCGACCGTGGCAGGGGTCTGCGTTTTCGCGGTCGAGATGGCCGATTCTAGGCTTGGGCCAAGCCCAGCAAGCGCGGTCGCAAAGGCAGCGAACTTCGCTCCCGTCGGGTCTGGAGCACCAGACCCAGCCGTCGCGGCTGCCGTCACGGCCGTCACCCAGGTGTTGAGCGCCGTCAAGAATGTGGTGAGCGGTGTCGCCAAGGCTACCGGAATGGTCGCCCCCGCACCAAGGAGCAGGCTCCCAGGTACGCCCTGAATTTGCGAAGGGTCGCCGACAAGTCCAAGCAGGTAGCCCGCCTGTGCCGCAGTGGCTTCTGCCGTTGGTAGCGGGAAGAGCGCCTCAGGGATGGCCCGCCACGCGTGACCCGCCAGCTTACGGATATCCGTCGGCATGAACGTCTGGGAGCCGGCGTTAGGCTGGATGACAGACTTGGGGTCGTAGTCCCACGCGATCAGGTTGACGCTGTCGCCAGCCTTCAGGTTGAAGGCGAGGGTCGCTCCTCCTCCACGAGGCCACATGACGGGCACGCCGTGGAATACCGGCCAAGGCTCTGCGTAGGGCTGTCCAGAGTCAGGGTCGAATCTGACGTCTGTGAGCGTGGGCTGTACGTCGGCCGTCTGTGTCACAGCATTGTACGCGATCACGCTGCCAGGCCACGAGACATAGATGGCACCCACGAGCGTCTCAGTCGCAGCCGTGACGACCTGTGACAGTGTCCTCTTCCTACGCACTACGGAGCCACTCCAAGCCAAGGCTGGTTAGGGCCGATCTGCATGCGACCTGCCTCGATAGAAAATCCCCAATCGGTTCCCTTCGTGTCGCCCTTTAGCTCCAGGCTCAAAATACGGAACCATCCCTGCACGAACTTCGCGTCAATCTGGATCGGCTGCCCTGGTGCAAGGCCAGGAAGAAGCAGACACTCCGCGTGCAGCACCCCCTTGGTGTCCACCGTGGGTGAGCCAGTCAGACCAGTGTTGACGCTACTTGTCGCGGTATCGCCCGAGCTCAGTAGGTAGGCCTGACCTCCAAGCGGACGGCCCGCCGTCACCCATTGCGCCGCTCCTCCCTGCACGCTCACCTCGAGCCCGCATGCTGTCGCGATGTCCGACAAGTGCTCCATCGAGTTACCCTTCACGATCGCACCACTCTTGAAAAGTGGCGACGCCGCGAGGATGGCCTGGACGCTTGCGATGTTACCGATCCCGCAACCCATGTCATTCTGTATGATCGACAGCGCGACGTTGTATGCGTTGGCGCCAGGCGGGAAAGACCGAGACGATCGAGCGAGGATCGTGGACTCGTCCGAGTCACCCGTGTTGAGCTCGGTGACGAGGTCTGTATTGTCCTGGACCGTTTGCGCGCTCCTCATGTTGCCCAAGAATACCGTGGAGATGTTGCCGACATAGCCAGCCACGATCTTCACGGGTACGATGGTCGTGCTAAGCCCACCAGTCTTCGACCCTGGTGGCGCGCCGCCAGCCT